AAGCCCATCTTTCTAAATGTGTTCTGTATTGTATCTGTTTAAAAAATTCATCTTCAGCAGTAAGAAATCTACTAGGTTGTCTAATTACTTTACCTAATAAATTAACTCCTTTACCTACTAAACTGTCATTATCTATTACTTCTACACCATCAACTAATTTAGTTTTCTGAATAGATTTTTTAGGTGTATCTAATTTATTTCTAGAAGTTAAAATTCCATCTTCTTTTCTTAAAGATATACCTGCATATTTAACAGCATCTTTAAGATACCTACCCATAGATATATAAGTGCCTAATGCTTTACTACCTTCTGCTCTTAATGCTTTTGCCTTAGCTGAACTTCCAAAAATCATTCTAGAACCAACAGCTTTTTCTAAAGGTCTAATAAACATATTAAACATATTAGAAGTCATGTTTATAATGTGTGTCTTAGGATTAGATAAAAGTGCATTAATCCAAATTTCGTTAGCAATATCCCAAGTGCTATTATTTGTTACTGATTGAAATATTGTTGTTAAATCTGCATTACCTGAAGCACCTATTTTTCTAATAAATTCATCTACATCACCACCATATTCACCAAACTCCTTAATTATACCTTCTTGGTCTTTTGCAATTTTAGTATTGAATGATGTTGCTTGTAATCTTTGTGTTCTTGCTACGTTGGCACTAATGCTTGTTTTTCCTGCATTAACTAACTGTAATTTTGGTAAAAATACTTTTAATAATAATTGTTTAGCTTTTGGTTCTCTTGCTGAAATCATAGCCATACGCTTAACGCTATTATTTAGAAAGTTTTTATAAGCATTCATAGCAACTACTGTTGCAGGTGCTTTTCTTATATCATCAGCTAATTTTGCAATATCACCTTCTAGAATACCTTGTTTGTTTTCATAAAGTTTTCTAGCTTGTCTCTCTACTAATTCATCTGAAATAACTATTTTCTTATCTCTTACTAATTTATTGAAAGCCTTTGTAAATGCTATTTCACTAATTAAACCTTTTTCATCAAGTTCAATCATTTTCTTAATATTGAAATTTGAAGAAATATCTAAGTCATCAATTATTGCATCAAATTCTTTACTTGTAATTTCTTTCTTTATAAATTTTTCTTGGTTACGTTTAAAAGAACTAAAAATACCTTCTTCTAATTCTGACTCTAAATTCTTTGTTACTTCTGTTGCAAAGTCATCATTTAATGGTTTGTATTTAGTAAGAGTTAAATCTTCTTCATTTAAGCCACTTAAAATCTTTTCATCTTCGTCTAATATTTTTTTATTAAATGGGTCACCATTGGCTTGTGCCTTTTTATTTTTGTACCATCTGAAAGCCCTAAAGCTACCTTCTAGCACTCCACCTAGCCCTGCACCTTCTAGTGCATTTTTAAATCTTGCTTCATACCAAGTGTCATCTTTATCTGACTCTAAGTATTCAAATATTGGATTTTCTAAAGCAGGAAAATTCTCATTAACCATGTCTACAAGTCTTCCAGTATTTTCATCAAATGCTTGGAAATCTGCGAGTGAACCTCTTGCTACTGATTTAGCTAGTTGTCCTGTTCCTGATACTGCTTTAATTCCTTTTAAAAGTCTACCGCCAGTAAACCAACCAGTTAAAAATTGTGAGATACCTTTAGTAAGGTTACCTGCTACTGTATCTGGGTCTCTATCGAAGTCTGGTAAAGTAAGTTTACTCTCTATTATTCCTTTTTCTTTTGCTTCTTCGTATGAAAGTAATTCAGGCTTTAGGTCTGATAATTCAAATTTTCCATCACCATCACCAAAACCAACTCCATACAAACCAGTCTTTTCTCCTAAAGTGTCACCCAATTGCTCAACTAGACCTATTGTCGATTGAACTCCATCTCGAACACCATCTAATGCGGAAAAACCTATATCTTTTAAAACACCTCTTTTATTTGGGTCTAATTTTATGAAATATTTGTTTATTTGCTCATCAGTAGTTCCTTCAGGAAATTGGTATGATTTATTGTTAAATGTCTTTGTTATCACTATTGAATATCCTCAGGGTTGACTATGATTGGTGTTGAATCTGTTTGTGTGTTGTTAAAATTGACGTTACCATCAGTAAAGCTACCACCATCTTCTAGGACTTTATCTTTAACTTTATCAAATTCTTTTTTTACATGAATATCAAAAGCACTTTCTCTAGCGTCAGTATTTTCAAATTTATCTATTGGATTGTTTGTAAGCCACTTTCTAATTTTGGCTTCAAACCTCTCATGCTCCATAACACTTATAGCACTAACATTAAATTTACCTTTACCTGCTAAGTCAGCATAACCTGTAATCTTATCTTTAAAGAATGTGTAATATTCAGAAGCTAGTAATCCATCTTTCTTTGTAAATTCAAAAGATTTAATTTCTTCTTTCTTCTTTGTAAAATATTGAGATGTTACATTTGGTATATTCTTACTTAATAATTCTCTTGCTTCTTTATATTTACTTTGTTTAAGTAATTTGTTTACTTCATCTTCTACTCTAGGGTCTGTTTGACTATCGAAACCTACTTCTCTACTTTCAAATTCTTTAAATATTTTATTTTGTTTATCTCTAGAAAAAGTATTAAATTCCTCATCTAATACAGCGTCAGAATAAGTTTCATATTTATCTGCAAAATCTGATGCTTCAAAAGTTTCTATTGTATTTTTTGTTTTTAATTTTGTAGCTTCATCTTTATCTCTTTGATTAATTCTGTCATCAATCTTTTCTTTAATAGCGTCAAAATCATTTTCTAAACCTTTAACACTTCCTAAACTACCTGTTCCTAATTTTATATTATTAGGTAACTCTCTTAATAATCTTTGAGCAAAATCTAAATCACCTGTAGTTTCTGCATATTCTTTTAAACTTTCTAATAAATATTTTTGTGCTGTGCTATTACTAATTCCATTTTTAGTAGCATCTTTAATAAATTCAGAAATTTCAGCACCCATTTCTTCATTACTTTTACTTTTATCAAAAAAACCTTGAACACTTTCTTTATAATTCTCTTTATAATCTTCACCAATTTTAGACATTTGAGAATTAACATGAGTATTAAATAAGGAATTTCTTGTTTTAGAAGTTTCAGAAAAGAAACCATTCTCTAATTGTAGAGCATCATAAGTTCCAAGATTATTAGAACTCATAAATTCTTTTAATTGGTCATTATAAAACTTATCAAATGCTTCTGGGTCAGGGTTATCTAATACATTTAATTCAGAATATTTTTGATAAATATTTGCTTGAAATTCTTTTGCTTTTTTATTTAGAGTTATTTCTTTATATTTCTCTAGAAAATAAGGGTTAGCTTCTTTTGGTAATTCACCTTTTTTAACTGCTTCATTAAAACCAGTTCTATTCTCATTAAATAGCTTTGTTGCTTCAGCTTCACTAAGTTGTTTTTCCTTCTTTTCAGCTAATAGTACCATTCCAGTACCTGCATCATTTACAAATCTATCTAAAGATTTAGTAAATATATCTATAGATTTATCTCTAGGTGCTTGTTCAGGTCTATAAAATAAGTTGAAATCTGTTGACCTTACTTCAGGTAATTCTGCTTGAAGATTTAATTCAGGTGTTTTTCTAACCATTAGATATATTCTGACTTCTCTTTATTAGTCATAAAACCTGAACTTTTTTTCTTATTTTCTAAACTGTAATAAGTATTAGCAACATTCATTGCTGATGAAGCAAACAACATTGATGAATTAGGTGGTTGAACATAAGTTGATTGTGCTTCTTGTCCAAACTGTATGGCTTCTAAATTTCTTTCAAACTGTGAAATATTAATAGCCATGTTTCTTGCTAGTGACGCTTTATATTGACCTTCAGTTCTGTGGTAGTCCGCCATCAATGCCATTGTTGAACCTGACATTGCTAAACCTGCTCCACTTGCTCCTGCTCTATATTCTGCTCTAACCCTTCTAGCCTTTAAAGTTGCTTCTAAACTTTTCTGACTTGATTGTGATGCAACTTGTCTAATTTTTAATTGTTCTGAAGCATACCTTTGCATTGCATTCTTTTTTGCAATTTCATTCTGTCTTAGCTGTCTATTGTAAGCGTCTTTCTGGGTTTTCTTCTCTTGCTTATATTGTAAGTAAGAAGACCCTGCACTTAAAGCTACGAGTGCTATTTGCGGTGAACACATATTTTTATAAACTCATAAAAAGGTTTTTGATTAACTCCATAATTGATTTTTCGTAAAAAACTAAATCCACACCATTTCAACCAACGTAGATGTAAATTATTTCTACAATCCACGTAGTTCCATAGTATTTGATATTTTTTATTAAGTAGATTTACTACTTTTTTACTCTCTCTTAAAAAAGAGAAGCGTATTCTTTTTATTTCAGGTGAAGCTAATAACCAGATATTTCCTTCTGACCCAACACCAAACATTCCAACAGGAATATCTTTATCGTCAACTATTGTTAAACATATTTGAGAATTATTAAAACCATCTCTTAATGCTTGATAAGGATTTTGACCTACACTATCTAAAATTTCTCTCTTATCTTCGTATCTTAATCTTGGTGCTAAATAATCTATGTCTTCAGAAATAGTTTTTCTAATCCCATTAAACTCTAGAGGAAGCGGTAACATAGTAACCTTGCCAACTTGCATTAATGAAGTTTGAAGGTAAATGACTATCGTTTTTAACTGTAATAGCTAATTTGTCATTTTCTGATTGAACTGCAAATGTGTAATCACCATCATCTATATTTACAGTTCCAAGTAATCCTGTACCTGTAACTGTACCTGTGTATGTAGTATTAGAAGCATCTCTACCTACTGGTTTTACTGTAGTAGTAAAATAAGCAGTATCATTAAAAGAAACACTCCAATTTCTTATTTGTAATCTTCCTTCTTTAACTGAAATTCTAGAACCTTGACTATCTGCTATCTGTATAAACTGTTGTGAAAATGTAAATAAAAACTCGTATTGTTCACCTATAAAGTAATTCTGTGCAGTAATATCACCTGTAATAACAATAGAAGTTCCTGATTGAGAAACTGTTGCTATTGCTTGTCCTGCTTTATTAGTTGCTCCACTTCTACCAACAACCTTCATTGTATTTGTTATTGTGTATGGAAGTGTAATTGTAGTCCTGTTTGTACCTGCATTAAAACTTTCTGTAATTTGTGTGTTACTTAATTTTCTATCTAAATGAGTTAAATAAGTTTCACCTGTATCAACTAATGCAGGAGATACATCTAATTTTTCTAAATAAACCCCATCACTTCTTTGATTAATAATAAATAATTCATTTTCAACAAAATCCATATTTAAAATAGTATCTGAAGAAGCTGTTCCAAAAGTCCATTTACTCCAAGCACTTTGTAATCTTTTTCCCTGACTTACATAATATTGATAAGCATAAAGAGCATTGTCTTCATCTGAACTTAAACCAACTACAATATTTTCAGTAGTTGAACTTGCTAATTTAAAAACATTCTTTGGAATGTATTTTGGTATACTAGCAGTAATATCGTCAGCTTGTTTTGTATCATTATCAGAAGCTACAAATAATTCTCTTACACCTGTAAATGCACCTTTTTTAAAAGCAAAATAAACATTACTTCCTGCTCCAACAGGCTTAACTCCTTTGTCTGACTCAAACTCTGTTGTAACATTAATAGCAATATTTTTTGCAGTTAAAGTTGCACCACCAGTTAGTGTAAATTGTGTAGAGTCTGAAAATAATAAAAGTTCTTCATCAAATGAAATAGAGTGTCTTAGTATTGAAACTTTTGTATGTGTTGACGCAACATCTATAGGAGCTGTGTCGAGTGTTTGTGTAATAGTTTCAGGAAAGAACTCAAAGAACTCTGCACTTCTTGATAAAATAACATTTTCATCTGCTAAAAATCCTAATCTATTTCTATGAAAGAAAATATCATTTAACTTTCTTCCTATAAAAGTTGGGTTAGGTACACTTTCTAAATCGCCTACAGTTCTTTCACCATAAGTAGGTACTTTGTAATCTGTTCCTGAAATTGTATAAGTTGAACCATCAACCTGTGTAAACCTAAAATTACCATCAGCAGTTCTAATTAGAATGTGTGGCATTGTAGTATTGTTAAAAGATGTTTTAGTTGAAGGAGCAATTGTCTCTTGCCATAAATTGTCTGCTGAAATAAATTTTACATAGTAATCATCAAAACCACTTTCTGCATCACCAGTTACTTGAACTACTTGATTAGAAATAGCAGGTACAGGTAAATCAGAAAAGTTTTGAACTTTGTCTTTAACTACTTGTGAAGCATCATCACCATAACCATCTGAAGCTGTAATTGTTAAAGTTCCTGAAGATTTAACTACTGAAAAACTAGAATTACCTATTTTAGTTACAGTACAATTACTTGGTGTTCCAACAGCACTAAATAAGCCATCTCTAATAGCTTCACTATCTGTATTTGAAGATGTGAAATTATGTGTAGTTCCATCAATAGTAATTGAATACTTTGTTGAATTAACTCCCTGTAATATTGAATAAACAGCTTGTTCTACTTTAGCTGAACTTGTTGTTGAAGCCATTGCAGTAGCTGTATTTTTATTAACTATAAAAGTATAATCGGCAACAGTCATACATACAAAGTCACCTTTAGGGTCTGAACTTGATAAGTAATTTGTTGCGTTTGTTTGATTTACAAGAGTCTTAGCAGTTCCATCAATATCGTACACAGCAATAGCACCATTAGTAATAACCAGAATGTATCGTTCATTTGTATCCCTATTAATTGTGTGAATATAACAATTACCAAAAGCACTACTTGATAATTTTGCTACGTAACTTGTGTTAGGTCTTTTTTTTAATCCTTCAACTACTGAAGAAAAACCATTAACTTGTTCAGAAGCCTGTGAGTTTAATCTAAGTACTTCTGGTTGTTGTGAAACACCTTGTACTAAATTCGGAATTGTACGACTAACTAAAGTCATTAGTGACCTCTGCTAATTGTATATGCTTGTTCAGGTGTATCAAAAATTGAATAATCACCTGTGTGACTTTCAGCTTGTCTTAAAATACTTAATGCTTTTGCTTCATCTTCTGATGAAAATTTATGAATTGTATCTGCACCTAAAGTTCTATCGTGAAAAATTCTTGCACTTCTTATAGTAATATATCTTTTTGCTTGTTCTGGTATTTCAGTAAAAGGTAATAAATATACTATTGTTGCTTCTTCAAAATCTGTATCAAATATATCTGTGTTCTTTGCTAAATTATAAATAAAGCCATCTCTTTGAACTATATCGTATGAAGACTTTGAATATTTAACTGGTTTAATTTCTACTCTAACTGTATTTGTTGCTAGTGGAATTTTGTTATCTGTATCTCTACTTAATGTAACCATATTATGCGTATTGAAGTGCCACCCTGCTGATTGAACTTCTCTTGCTACTTCAGACAAAACATTTTTAGCTACTGTTCCATCAACAGGTAAAGAACCACTCAAAGAGTTTAAAGGTGCTTCGCCAATTGTAGAAAGTATTGTGTTTACTGCTTCTAGTTCAGTAGTTCTTGATTGAGTTGTCATAATTTTTTAGTATTGTTTTAAAATAAATTCTTTTATCTTTTTAATTAGTCTACATAACCAACACATCATAAATATCCTTTGTAAGTTTTTTTGAAACACAGGCGTAGATTGTCTGTGTTAATCTCTACGCCTATGTTATTCTGTAATATTAATTACGCTGTTTTAATTGAAACTGCTGATTCTGGTCTCAGAATCCCACTTCCCATTAACATTCTTGCAGTCATAAGAGTTCCGATTCTTCTAGCGTCATAAGTTGACTCCATAACTAAATCTTTTCTCTTAACTGAACCAATTGCACTTTTGTGCATTACTACAGCTACATGGTTTGTAAAGTTGCCATGATAAGTGTTATTAGCACCTGTTACTGAAGATATGTTTTGACCGAACACAGAAACTGCTGTGTTTGATTTAACAACTGGTACGCCACCTATTGATAGAACAGTACCTTTACCGAAATCTCCATTTTCTTTAGAGAAATCTCTATTAACTAACTT